CAGAAGGCACTTGACGCAGAGCTGAGAGCACGTATAGACGCACTGGCACTCACAGTACACCCTATGATGGGAATGGACGCTACAAGGATGCCAAGGGGCTTTAAACCAGAGATAAGCCCAGGTAAGATCATCCTGACTAACGGGCGTCCTGATGAAATCTTCTATCCCTTTAACTTTGGTCAAGTAAGTCAGATTACCTTTGCTCAGGCAGAGGCTCTACAGCGCATGGTACAGACCGCTACAGGCGCTATCGACTCAGCTGGTATCGCAGGTAGCATTAACGGAGAAGCTACAGCAGCAGGCATCTCAATGAGTTTGGGAGCCTTGATTAAACGTCAGAAACGTACATTGATTAACTTCCAAGAGAGTTTCTTAATACCCTTCATTACTAAAGCTGCTCACCGTTACATGCAGTTTGATCCAGAGCATTACCCTGTTAAAGACTATAAGTTTAATGTTGTTAGCTCTCTCGGTATTATCGCTAGAGAGTATGAAGTATCTCAGCTTATCCAACTGCTACAAACCATGTCTCAAGAGTCCCCGCTGTACAGTACATTGATACAGTCTGTGGTGGAGAACATGAACCTTTCTAACCGAGAGGAGATGGTAGCATTGATTCAACAGTCTGGGCAAAAGTCGCCAGAGCAGCAACAGGCTGAACAGCAAGCAGCACAAGAAGCTCAAGCATTGCAGAAGGCGCTACAAGAAGCTCAGATTAGTGTCTTGAATGGACAAGCTGAAGAGTTCCTAGCAAGGGCTAAGAAGTATGAAGCTGAAACAAAGGCAGTGCCAGTTAAACTTGAGACAGAACAGATCAAGACTATCGGTGAGTTAGACTCAGACGATGAACGTAACTTTAAACAACGTGTAGAGATTGCACGTTTAGCTATAGCCGAGAAAGGCAAAGGGAGACGATGATGTTTGTGAGTAAAGCTGATTTAACTAAGATGGCAGTAGAGACTAATACAGGCTTTGAAGCTGTGTATCAAGAGCTGCGAGAGGTTAGGGAAGAGCTTAAACTTTTAAAGGAACTCGCTGGTGTCTCAGGACACAGGACAGCCTCTACCACAAAAGTAGTAAAGAAGCAAGAAAAAGATTGACAAAAATACAAAAGTATGCTACACTCGGATAAACTTTAAAGGAGAAACAATTATGATGTACGGCAAAGGCAAGAAGAAAAAGAACAAGTAACTAACAGAGGTGATGCAGATGACTGATAATGACTTAGAACAGTTCTATGGCGATATCAAAGAGATGTGTAATACAGCAGGCTACAAAGCCTTTTGTGCAGAGTTAGAGGCCCAGGTAAACAACATAAACTCTGTAGAGTACACTAAGAATGCTGATGATTTGAACTTCCGTAAAGGTCAGTTAAACATCATTCGTACATTCTTAAACCTAGAAATGAGTATTGAAGCTGCTTCAGAGCAGTTGTTTGTTGGAGACACCAATGCGTAGAATCTTCGACTTTCAATGTTCTGCTAATCATATCTTTGAAGCCTTTGTAGATTCAGAGTGCCGAGAGATGGGTTGTAGAGAGTGCAATGAAACAGCTGTAAGAATAATCTCACCTGTTCGGAATATGCTTGACCCCATCTCTGGCAGTTTCCCAGGGGCTACTATGAAGTGGGCTAGAGACCGAGAAAGGAAGATTAATAAAGAACGCAGAAGCGCCCAATAAGCACAACTTCTGTATATCTCCACAATGTAAAAGCACGGAGTTTAGTAATGGCAGCATTTTTGCTTGATGAAGAAGAGCGTTTAGAAGACAACGTAGACCAAGTACCAGAGCAAGTACAGCAACAAGAACAACAAGAAGAAACAGTTGATGACATTCCTGATAAGTACAAAGGCAAGAGTGTTAAAGACATTGTACGGATGCACCAAGAAGCTGAAAAGCTCGCTGGTCGCCACAGCTCTGAGATTGGAGAACTACGCAAGATCGTTGATGATTTTGTAGTCTCACAAACAGAACTCAAGAAAGAGAAAAAGAAACCAGTTGATGAAGTTGATTTCTTTACGAATCCTAGCGAGGCTGTTAAAGCCCTACTAGATAGCGATCCTCGTTTGAAGCAGGCTGAAGACCTGACCAAACAAATGACACGCAGTGTAGCTGTGAATGAGTTGCAGAAGAAGCACCCAGAGATGAGTGATATTCTCAACAATCCAAAGTTCAATGAGTGGATACAAGGATCGAATATACGTAGGCGATTATATGAGCAAGCTGACAAGTCTTTTGACCATGAGGCTGCTGACGAATTGTTTACTCTCTGGAAGGAGAGGACTCAGTTAGTAAACCAAACAGTGAGTGCTGAGAAAGATAAGCGTACACAACAAGTCAGAGCAGCCGCTACCGGAAGCTCTAACGGAAATGTGGACACTAACAGTCGTAAAGTGTATCGGCGCGTTGACATTATTAAACTAATGCGTGATGACCCAAACCGCTATGAAGCTCTATCTAATGAAATCATTAGAGCCTACGCAGAGGGTCGAGTTAAAGGCTAAGTCCTTTAGGAGATATACAAATGGCAACTTCAGTTTATCCCGCTACTGGCGGTTTTGTAGACAACACTAGTGCAGCTACCTTTATTCCTGAATTGTGGAGTGACGAGGTACGCGCAGCCTATGAGAAGAATCTCGTCATGGCTCCGCTTGTTAAAAAGCTGTCCATGAAAGGCAAGAAAGGCGATACCATCAATATCCCTGCTCCTATCCGTGGTGTAGCTACAGCTAAAGCTATCAACACTGCCGTTACAGTGCAGCAGGAAACAGAAGGCAACGTAGCTGTTGTTATTGACAAGCACTTCGAATACTCTCGTATGATCGAGGATTTGACAGAAGTGCAAGCGTTGGCATCACTGCGTCGCTTCTACACTTCTGATGCTGGTTATGCTCTTGCTCGTCAGATTGACACAGACCTGCTTAACCTGGGTAAAACGCTGGGTGATGGTACTACCACTTGGATTCACAGTGCTTCTTTCTACAACGATGTCTCCACAGGTATTACTGCCTATGCTGAAGACACTGTAGCTGCGGCAGATGTGTTTACTGATGCGGCTTTCCGCGCTTTGATTCAAAAGCAGGATGATGCAGATGTACCGATGGATAACCGTTGTTTTGTTATTCCTCCGTCACTGCGTAATGCCATCATGGGTATTGATCGTTATGTATCTACAGACTTTGTTGCTGGTAAAACAGTTAACAACGGCTTGATTGGTAACCTGTACGGCATTGACGTATATGTCACTAGCAACTGCCCTATCGTTGAAACTGACGCTAATAACAGCGCAGGTGGTCAACTCCGAGCAGCTACGTTGTTCCACAAGGACACCTTTATCCTTGCAGAGCAGCTTGGTATCCGTTCACAGACTCAGTACAAGCAAGAGTTCTTGGGCAACCTGTACACTGCTGACACTCTGTATGGCGTTAAAACCTACCGTCCTGATAGTGGTTTTGTCTTGGTTGTAAACGGCTAAGATAGCTAGGGAGGGGTTGTTAACGCAGCCTCTCCCTAACACTTATTAGTATCAACCCATAGGCGCATAAAGGGTTTAGCATGACTACACGCATCATTACCAAGAATAGTTCTACACCTTCTGCAATACCCTCTAATGCACAACTTGTCCAAGGCGAACTAGCTGTTAACGTAGCCGACAAGCGTTTGTTCACTGAGGATGCTACTAATACAGTAGTTGAGTTGGGTACTAATCCTTCATCAATTACTACAGGAAACGTCACTGCCAGCGGCACTGTCACAGGCAACCTTTCATCAAGCAATGCAGTCATTACAGGCGGTACAGTCAACGGCGTACCTATTGGTGCTACAACAGCATCAACTGTTAGAGGCTCAATCATTACTGCAACTACTAACTTTGCAGGTGACTTGACAGGTAACGTCACTGGTAACGTGACAGGTAACGTAACAGGTAATGTAACGGGTAACGTCACAGGTAACGTCACAGCAAGCAGCGGAACTACTACGCTCAACAACCTTGTTATCAACGGTACAGTAGACTTTAACGCAGCAGTATTAACAGACTTAGGTGCTCCTGTATCATCTACAGACGCAGCTACTAAGGGCTATGTAGACACACAAGTTAATGGTTTAATAGACGCAGCACCAGGTACGTTAGACACGCTCAACGAGCTTGCAGCAGCCTTGGGTGATGATCCTAACTTTGCAACATCCGTAACAAACTCTCTAGCTACAAAGCTCGCATTAGCCGGTGGCACGATGACTGGCGCTATAGCTATGGGTAGCAATAAGATTACTGGACTCGCTGCTCCAGACGCAGGTACTGACGCAGCTAATAAAACATACGCAGATACTAAACTAGCATTAACCGGCGGTACTTTGACCGGCGCTCTTGCTATGAGCACGAACAAGATTACTGGCTTGGGCGATCCTACTAACGCACAAGACGCAACAACTAAGACATATGTAGACGGTATCCTTAGTAGTGGTGAAGACGCAGCAGCCGCAGCAGCCGCAGCCGCCGCTTCAGCCTCTGCTGCTTCAACGTCAGCAAGCAACGCTGCAACGTCAGCGAGTAACGCTGCTACAAGCGCCACTAACTCAGCCAACTCAGCAACAAGCTCTGCAAGCTCTGCAAGCACTGCAACATCTCAAGCAGTGATAGCAACTACCCAAGCCAACAACGCAAGCTCAAGCGCAACTGCTGCCGCTGCAAGTGCCGCTGCTGCTGCTGTGATTACTAATATTTCACAGGTTCAGACGTTCACCAATCCCCTAGCCCAAGCCGTCCGTGTTGCGATGACTGCGGCGGCGAGTGGGAGCAATGGTTTTCAGGTGTTGAATAATACCAACGTCAACTTTGGCACAGGGAATTTTACTATTGTTGTGGACGCGGCGTTGCCAGATTATTCGCCTACCGCGATAAGCAGGCTTTGGTACAAGTTTCAAAATGCTACTAATCGTTTGTCATTTGGCGTAGAAACAAGCGGAAAGCTCAATCTATTCGCAACGGTAGGAGGCGTGGCAATAATATCCGTGTCGTCTAGCGTGTCCGTTGAATCGGCTGGCTATTCAGGGTTTGACAGTCTTAAGTTAGGCGTTTCGGTAACACGAGAAACTGCCAGTGCAGCAGGGTCAGTAATTTTTTCAATTAACGGACAGCAGCTTGGATCAGCAGTTGCTATCACCGCCGCAGCTACAAGTAGTGTTAATAATACCGGCCCTGTCTACATAAATGGCAGTGAAGCCGCCCGTTTTGCCTCCGACACCCAACAAGCCATCATCTACAACCGCGCCCTATCCGCAGCAGAAGTCTTGAGCCTGTGTGTCAACGGCCCTGCGCTGGCTGATATTGGGGCGAGTCAGACTCCGTTAAAGACGTTTGATTTTAGTGCAGGTGCTGACAGCTTTACAGGAAGCAACGCAACCGTTACTGGAAACACTGACGGCATAGGCGGGGTTGATAACACGTTGAGTGTTGTGGCTACCAGTACTAGCTCCGTCCGAGCAGCATTGAGCTTATCCGGAATAGGCAATAGATCAAGATCACAATTCAGAGTCTACATGCCTGCCAGTAATGTGACCGCAAAAGGCGTAGCGATTATCCTCCAAACAGGAACCGGATCGCCACTCGTTGGGGGCACTACCGTGCAACTTACTCCCGACACATGGACAACAATAAATGATGAGATACTTGCGTCTAATCAAAACACATGGGCGCTTTACATGTTGAACGCCAGCGGGACAACCACCGGCATCACCATTGGCGACACAATGTATATTGAGTCAGGCGGGACAGTCACTAAAATCGGCATCACCGGCCAATGGAACGCAGCAAACGCACAGAGCAACACCGGCCAGATATTCGACTCATCAGGTAACAAAAACCATGCGCTCATACCTGCTGCGGGTGCTACCATCATCGGTAAAGAAAGCGCACAAGTCCGACAAGTGCGCTGGACTAACACATGGTCTGGCACTAACGAACTGCAATACATCGGTGGTGTCAACCAAGCGATTCTACCGGCTAATGCGTACATCGAATCAATCGTGGGCACAGTCACGGGCGCTACACCACATGACATCATCATTGGTGACGGCTCCGACACTGACCGCTACGTGACGATTACAACGGGGCTGGCTGCGGGTACAACGAGCTTCACGCTGGCGAACCGAACCACTGACGGCACAAACCTAAAACTTACGGTTGATCCTGATACGAATAGTGATATGTCAATCGCTTGGGTCATAAGTTATGGGGTGCTTGAGTGATGACACCTATCAGGACAACTGTTAAAAAAGACGAATACATCGGGAAAAAGTTTAACCGATTAACTATTTTGTCTTTTGCTCCTGCAAGAAAAAATGGAAGCTATGTTAATTGTCTTTGTGATTGCGGAACACAAAAACAAGTTCGGCTTATACATGTATTTCAGAGTGTTACAGTCTCATGCGGGTGCGCGGTACTAGAAGCGGTCACTAAGCATGGGCTTTCACACATACCTGAAAACGGAGTGTGGCGTATTATGCGACAACGGTGCAATGACAAAAATTGCAAAGAGTATCCCAACTACGGTGGCCGAGGAATAAAGGTTTCTGAAGCGTGGAATAACTTTGCTACGTTTTATGCAGATATGGGTCAAAGACCAAAAGGCATGACCATAGACCGCATTGATAATAACGGAAATTATAGTAAAGAAAATTGCCGGTGGGCTACTAAAACCGAGCAAGCCAGAAATCGCAGAAACACAATATTTGCAGAGATAAACGGCATTTCAAAACCACTTGCCGAGTGGTGCGAAATTTATGGAATTAGCAGAAACACTGTGTATGAAAGATTAAAAAGAGGATGGACAAAGTTTATAGCTATAACAACACCTACTGCATTTAAACCCACTTTGGAGACCTAAAATGTCAGCACTTGAGCTAACAGTTTCAACAGGTGAGGCACTCGTTCACCAAGTCGATTTTGTGCAAGACACAATCACTGCAACCTTGCCAGATACCGGCAATGCGGTTATTCCGTTTCTGTGGACTACGACAACAACCGAGTCAGACGTTGTTGCTGGCATTGACGCTTACATTGCTGACCCAAGCATTACAGTCGAGCCAAACGCGACAGGGTTAATTGTAGACACCGGCTCCGCTACTCACCCACAGGCCGAGGTTACCGGCCAGGACATGGACAACGATCTGCTCCAGTTCCGGTGGATCAATGGGCCATATTCAGGTGACTGTGCTATTAGCTTTGTGTTTAGCACTGAGACAACAGCGGCTGATTTAGAGTCTGCAATTATTGCGATCCTCTAGGAGTAGATCATGGACATCGAGGAAGGCGCACTGCGTAGAATTATAAGAGAAGAAATGAAGTCGGCTCTGAAGGAAGTAGGTCTACACGATGAAGAAGCTGGTGACGATGTCCGACAGTTAAGGAGCTTGCTAGACGATTGGAAGGGTATGAAGACAACGATATGGCAGACAATAGCAAGGGCTGGTACGTTGTTTGTATTAGGTGTGTTAGCCCTCGGTACATGGAATAAAATAGGTGGCTCAGAATGATTAAGAAGATTAAAGCAGCTATGTCGCTGATGAAGGCGGGTAAGGTTGTTGCTGACCCTGCTAAGTGGAAGGCTAGGCAGATTGAGACATCTGCACTGGTTACTGCTCTGTGGGCTTTTGTCAGCGCCTCTTCAGCGTTTGGTTTAGAGATTCCAGTCAATGCAGAGATTATTGATGGTGTTGCTGTCGCTATGCTTGCTATCGTTAATGTATTTTTAACAATAACGACAACAGACAAAATAGGCTTTTAGTAACAAATGTTTTACTCTAAAGAAAGGTTGTGTTTCTTCCTGTACGTAATACCTGAAGCAGATAAGTTAAGTATTTCTGCTGCTTGTGATACAGTCATTAAGACACCTTTAATAGTTACTTTGTGGTTGTTACGCTTGTTACGGAGATTCTCTTTACGGGTAACCCACCTACAATTTTCTTTAGAGTATCCTAAATTGTTGTTAAGGCGGTCTAGTTGTAAGGTAGGAGAAGGGCGTGGGCACATATCATCATAAAAGTTTTGAAAAGTATGCCAGCGGTCGCACACAGTAATACCACGGCCTCCATAGTTTTTATATGCTTTATTATTAGAATTACGACAACGCTCTATCATAGCAGTCCAAAGAACAAATTCAGGAGTCTTTGTTTTACCGTGAATAATTTGATGTTGTCCAGCACTGCATCCACATGTTTTAGATCGGCCGGATCGCAAAGAATTAGAAATAGTAGATATTTGTTTTCCACAGTCGCAGACGCATAGCCATTTAGCAGATCGACTGGTACTATTGGGAAGATGCTCAACCTTTTTAATAACTGTTAATTTACCAAACTTTTGTCCAGTGAGGTCTATATATTTTGCCATCATATATCCTTAGTTCCGTTGGTTGTTTTAATTACTTTAACACAATCATGTGTACCGTTGCAACATTATTTACCACCACAGATAAGATCGGCGTGTAGCGTTAGCATTACCCCTCAAGTTGAAATAGTCTTAGATGCTCCTGTGTTGCTTGATAAGGCTAACATAGTGGGCATTAAGCTAGAGACTAAATGTGTTATTCAGGAGTTATTATGAAACTACTCAGTATTATCAGAACCATTGTCGCTCTGCTCCCTATGTTGATTGAAGCTATTAAAGCTGCTGAAGAGGCTATACCTGGTAGCGGTAAAGGTGAACAGAAGCTAGTGCTGGTTAGAGGTATGCTACAAGCAGCCTATGAAGCTGCTACAGATGTTGATGGTACGTTTGAAGAAGTATGGCCTGCTATCAGTAAAACCATTAGCACTGTTGTAACCTCTCTCAAAGCCGCTGGATTGTTCAAGTAAGGAACTATTATGTCAGCACCTGTTTATATAGGGCCGGTAATAACACCACAGACACCTTCATGGAGTGTTATAAACCCCATAGACATTAGAGGCGGTGGTGGCGGTGTCTATGATAGTTTGTTTGGTGGAATTGTCCCTGACTTCTCTACAATGGACTTAAACTTAGACCCTACAGGTGTAACTCCTGAAGTAGATCAAGCTGTGTTAGATGCGTGGTTAGCTGAGAATGGTTTTACCTTTAACTACGATCCTAAGAAAGATAAATCAGCAGAGGTACAGTTTGTAGAGCAACTAGCAGACTTCCAAGCAACACTAGCTGAGAAGCTCAGGACAGAAGTTATAACACAAGAGGAGATGGCTCAGCTATTAACAGCAGCTCACAGCAGCGTAGGTGTTGATGTTTTTCTAGACCCCTCTAAGATGACAACTAGAGCTAGTGACTATGGTGTTAGAACAGATGACAGACAAACACTAGCAATCCCTACACCAACATTTACACAGACCAGTGCTGCTCAACAGGCTGCTGCACAGGCTGCTGCTAGTGCTGCTGGACAAAGTGCTATTGATGCTGCTGTTGGTAG